TTTGATATTCGCAATGAATTTTTAATAGTAGTTAATAAAGAATTCTGAGATGGTGTTAAACCTGTAGTATCATTCAAATATGTAACCGATGATATATTTTTAATAGTATCTGATGGCGAATTTGATAACAATCCACCACCAACCAAATATTGTACAGTTAATACTGTATTAGATGGTGATTGACCAAATGTTTCGGAATTTAATAATTTACTGGTATCATAATTCAAATTTAAATTGCCTATATTTGTCAATCCTATACCTACTAATTCTGAATTTGGATATATTACTTCATCTGAAGTTGCATCTGTACCGGCACCAAATTCAAGATATGTTATATTATTAGCAGTAACATTTACAACAAATTTTCTTGATGTTTTAAAACTTTTAATTAACTTAGGAACTTCAGATGAATATTGAACATATGTATTATTAGTAAAATCAGTATTTTCCGTCTCGGTAAACACTAAATCTTGAGCCAAGTAATCAACTTCATACCATTTATTGTTATCACTGTCTTTTACATCAATTATGTCAATAACATTAAGTTCAGACAATGATATTTTATAAAATGGTACTGCAGTTCCTACCGTAAATGATTTAGTAGTAATTTTACCTGCAATAACTTTTACAGATTTTTTTAACAAGAAAAATTGTGGTATACCATAATTGTCTCTTGAATAAACAGTTACTTCTCTGGGGGAAAATTTACTATCAAGAGAAAAATCAACAGGATCTGTCGTTATAAAACTCACACCACTTTCATTTGACACTTCCATATATTCTCTTATTTTAAGAGCATAATTGTTGTCTGGAATATAATTGTTATTAGAATCTTTAGTAGAAGGAATTAATTGATACAAATCAATATTTGTAGTGGCTGATTTAGTTGGTTTTGTTTTGTATCCAAGATAGTTTGCTAATGCAAGAACATTCTTTCTTTCTTCTGCGTATGGCATTAAACTTTCTTTAAATTGATAATCAGTATAATATGAAAGAACATCTCCAATATAAGATGCCATTTCAATAAACATCATACCAGGAGATGCGTCACTAAAATCTTTATATGTTCTTGGAAAATAAGTCTTTGAATATTCAATTAAAGATGATTTAAAAGAAGAAAAGTCTCTGTTAAGATACTTAATTTCTCTGCGTGAACCATTAAAAGACTTTTGTATAATGTCTGCCATAATTATATATTATTTTGATTAATTCTCAAACTAACAGTATCAGTTTGGTTATTAATCGTAAATTGTATTTTTATATATAATATATAACTATCTGTAAGTTTATTTTTTTCTTGATTTGATACATTAATATCCACTTTATTTACTGTTATACCAGGCACATAATTTTTAATTTCATCCGTTATAATCTGTTTTATTATATCTGGCGATTCTTCTATATTTTGTTCAAATAAATATTCTTGTAAACCAGAACCAAAGTTGGGATTCATACGTCTCTCCCCTTTTTTGGTTCTCAATAAATTAGTAATATTGGATTTTACTTGAGTTAAAGTATCGTAACTCTGTTGAAAATATCCATTTTTACCAATTTGAAGTGGTAATGTAAGTCCTATTGGATTCATATTATCCCATTGATACCATTCCAGATCCTATAGAACCGGATTGTTTCTTTTTATCTACCGCTTTCATTAAACTTCTAAAATCTCTATTAAGAACATTCATTACTTTACCTTGTTCTTCAGTTACTGGATCAACTGGTTGTGGTATTTCTACAGTTTCATTTATTTGCATACCTGCAAATGCTTGTGATTTAAAATTAGAATCAATCCCAGCCATCGAACCTTCATTTGGTATTTTCACAACGGTTTGATTCAATATTTCATTTAAAACTGGATTGCTTGAATATTTCTTAACTTCTTTTGGTTTTTGAACTGATTCTTGAACCGGAGTTTTATTAATCTGATTGGATTGAATCACATTAGATTGTTTTCCAGAAAGAATTTCGGTCAATACCTTTGGAATTAATGTAGGTAATGTTTTATCCAATTCTTCTTTAATTACTGTTCTGATTATTTCTTTTAATTCATTACTTTTCATACACTATATAATTATCATTAAATTTTTGGGATTGTATTATTTATTTTGTTATTTATCGAAGTTGTATCTGGTAATTTTGGTATTTTTATAACTTTTACACGTTTGCCAATCGTTTCTTTAATTTTTGATTGTGTTTTAATACCTGTCTTTTCTCCTGCAAATTTACCTATTTTAGATCCTAATGTACCAGAATTGGAACTTATTACTCCTGCAATTTTATTGTTTGGTAAATATCCTCCAACTGCAGTTCCTATTTTTGATCCCGCAATTTGTCCTACTTTAGATCCAACATATCCTCCTACTTTTTCTCCAATACTACTATTTAATATAGATTCCGCTACAGAACCTAATTTTCCGCTAACTGTTCCAATTTTTCCTCCTGTTTTTTCATCAATAGAACTAATACCAGATGAAACTTTGTCTGTAACATTTCCGGTTAAACGATCTATACTTTTATTTGATAAATTCGTTGCATCAAAATTATATGGACTATATTCTGTTACATCAACTATTCCATTTGTTTTTTCATTAATTACATTTCCTACGGTTCCTACTTTAGAAGTAATACCGTCAGCAACATCACCAACTTTCGATGAAATTCCGCCAGCAACATCGTTTGTTTTAGTTATTATACCACCTGTTACATTATCAATTTTTGATGATGCATTACCAATTACCCCATAAACTTTAGATGCCGCAGTTCCTAAAATACCAGTATCAACTCCACTTAAAACATCTTTTGAAAAATTTCCAACACCTTGTATTGTTCCACCAACAAAATTACCCGCAGTATCTCCAATCGCAGTTTGTTTTTTTAATGCAAATGCATCGATTTTATTTCCTACTTTATTTGATACATCAGATTTTAAAGCAGAAACAAATTTTAATCCATTTGAACCTTCAGTTGGTGGACCAGATAATGCAGGATCAATATCAACTAATGATTTTAACTTATTAATCATAATTTAACTTTCTTCATATTGAATTTCTACTGGACCTTCTCTTCTTACTTTTCCTTTGAAATTGCCAGGTAAACCAGCACCAGATACAATATTTACTGAAACAGGTTCTGTTCCGTTTTTCATATTTGGTGGCAATTTACCATCCGCTCCTGGAGCATAACCACCACCTGTAACAAATACTCTTCTACTCATCAATTTATCAAGATTATCTCTTAAAAATTTTAATTGTTGATCTTGAACTGATTCTTGCGTTTTATTTGGATTTGCATTACCAGTCTTTGGATGCGTATGATTATACCAATGAACGTGATTTAGTAACCAATTACATAAATCATATAACCAATCTACAGTGGTTTGACCTAATAATACTGGTTCATTGGTTTGACCATATTGTCCCAAATAAATCGCAGGGCTATTGAATACTGTTTTATTATTTGTAGTCATTACAATTTGATCATGTGCATCAACTGTATATTCACTATCCGTTACAATTCCATATCTTTCTTTTGAAAAATGTAATGTTTCTCCAAATCTACTGCTTAAAATCAATCTATCTGTATTAATTACTATTTGATCTCCTTTTAAATTTTCTATATCAAAATTAAAAACAGTAGAGCCAATTGGTGAAAATAATGGTTGTTCTTCTTTCCCTTGTTGAAATATAGACTTATAACAAGTTGTTCTCCATTTTGACTTTGTTAATCCGGACGTAATATAAATCGAACTACCGTCATGATTTATATCTTCATCTATTAAACCACCAACATTTTTTTGTGAATCCGTAATTGTAGGAATTGGTGGAAGTTTAGGATGTACTACTATAGGTTTATCCAATGATAATTTTCTTTGACGGTTTCTAATTAAAACCATTGGATTACCACATCCTTCATTAAGTGTATTTACGGTAGAATCGCCTTTGTAATCAGCATAAAAACCTTTATCATTATCTCTTACTTCATCATATGCAGAAAAACGAATAGATTGACCATGACGACTTTCAAGAACTGTATCTCCTTCGTATCTTCTCAATTTTCTAATTTTAGAATTTGCTAAGAAATATGAACCAAGTACTCCTTTTACTTGGTTATTTGAAATTTTTTTAAATGAATTTAATGATACTGGACCTTCAACGGATTCTGTTTTTAATCCATTTTCTGACACTAAATCTTTATTTCCATCATTGTTACCATAAAATTTTTCGAGACGAAAATTAGATTCTTGATTAATAAATCCATTTAAATTTAATTTTCTTGTATAAAACAATTTGTCTAAATACTTTACGACAATTACAACTTCATTTAATAGTGGATATTCTACTATACCAGTTGATTCCATTGGAAATGCCCACGATAACTTTTCTTTTTCTAATCCTTGTTGCGAAAAACACAATCTTACTCTACATGCACCAATGTAAGTATAATCTATATCTTTTTGATCGGGCAATTCATTTTTATAATTTGCAGGAATATTTCTAATATCAACTAAATGTCTTTTATTTACTATTTCTGGATGTTTTTCATCCAAGATTACATCCAATACAATTGCTGGTTCCAATTCATAAAATTCATTTGTAGAAGATGCATTACTTGATTGATTTCCAACAGACAACCCAATATTGTTTAGTTGTCCAAAACTAATTGGAGAGGATTTAATATTAAAATATGGCATATTATTTCTTAATTTCTATTGGAGT